TGAGTGCTTGGTTTGGAGTGTACTCTCGTGTTCGTCGAGCAACTCTTCGCACACCCGAATTTGATTGGCGTCCGATGTTGATTCCCATCCCTTCTGGGCAAGAATGGTGTCGTGGTTCGTATCCTGCTCTTTCTGGGAGTTCTCCTTTCCCTTGAATCTTAGGAAGAACATGTCCCTCCTCATGATTGGAGTCTGCGAGTGCAGTGGGGTCTCCTTGAGCAAGTCTGAGGCCCTTTGTGAAATTTCCAACCATTTCTTTTGGACTGGGGATTTTTCCCCCGTTGAAGATGATGTCGAAGAGAGATCCCTCCATGTTGCAACTTTCTGTTTCAGTGGAGATGTCGAGTCCACTTTCCTCAAAACTAGAATTTCAGCAGGTTCGAGATTTTTATCCCACTCTTCCAAATCAGCTTGTGCTTGGCTGAGGGTGTGGATGATCTTCGGTTTGTCCTCTCCCACCAGTTCTTCCGGTTTCTCTGGAATTGAGCTTTCGCTCGTTAGAATTTGTTGCAAATTTGCAGTAGATGCACTCGTCTGGACAGATGGCGTTGGGGTTTGAAAAACGCTTAGGAGCTCTCTGGATCGTTTGAACCACGCATTGGCGTTTCGCGTACCGTTGGAAGCAAATTCGTTCTTCTCTTGCAAGAAGTGATTTACGCGTGTTTTGAACTGCTTGAGTTCTTTGAGTTGGTCTGTGTGCCACTGCAAAAGAAACTCTGGTTTCTTGTCGCCTTTGTATGCCTGAATAGCGAGATTTAGGAGCGTTTTGTGTGAAGCGATTTCTTTCTCCTGTTTCAGAATAAAGTCCCATTCGAATCCGAAATTGACGTCTGTGGTATTGAGAAAGTGTCCGTTGTCTGAAAATGACATTGTGTGTAATTGTGAGATTGTTTTAAGTGTGGCAGTTTAAAATCAGTCTGATTGCGGCGTTTCGTCGTTTTAGTCCAAGGACTTATCCGCTGTAGGGAGCTTACTTTAGTTAGCAGACCTACCTAGAAGAAGAGACAATTGAGCTCTCATCTTCGCAATTTGTTTCTCCTGCTTTGTGTGTTGGGCACGGAGGAACGTAGAAAGAGGATTCGCAGGCATTTGGCTTGAGTCGGGCAGCCATTGCGTGAATCTAAATCTATCGCTGGCGGCGATACCAAGTTCCGACCTTGTTGTCATAAAGCCAGCTGACGACACACGAATAAAACCGACAACCTCTCCATCCCGGTTAACTGAAAAGATTGCTGACGTTGCTGATGGCCATTGAAAACCCTCCATATCGTTCTGAAGCATCACGCTCTGCAAGCTGAGTGTAGCCCCTTTGTTGGATGTGAGACACATGGGTATCTCTCCACTTGGGACTTTTGCCATGATAGCTTTCACATTATCTGGGACTTCTGAAAATCGTTGGTAATTAGTCAGATCCAGACCCACTCCAGCATATGGGGTCCATGAGAGCCCCACTGGCTTCTTGTTCGGATTTCCTGGCTCAGCAAATATGATCTTCA